TCAGCGCCCAAACTTGCGGCGCGGATCATAGTCCGAGGCGGGCCGCCATTCCGAGACAAAACGCTGCAATTCACTGTCAGGGCGCTCAGGAAGGGTGATGAGGAGCCGCACGAGCTGATCGCCACGCCCCTTATCGCCACGCACGCCTTTGCCCCGCAAACGCAGCGTCTGGCCGCTGTTTGACCCCTTGGGGATGCTGAGAGAAACGGGGCCGGTCAGCGTAGGGACCTGAACCTTGGCGCCAGAAACTGCTTCAGGAAGAGTGATCGGCAGTTCAAGCCAGATATCGTCGTTACGACGTTCAAATATGGGATGGTTAAGGACGTCAATTTCCACCATGGCGTCGCCCGGAGCCGCGCCACCCATGCCCGGCTTACCTTGCCCACGCAGCCGCAAGACAGCGCCGGGACGCACGCCTTCAGGGATGACGAGATCAAGCGCCTTGCCGTCGCCCATGACGACCCGCTTGCGCCCACCGTTCGCCGCCTCGGTGAAGTCGACCTCAAGGCGATAGCGCACATCTTCGCCAGACGTGCGAAACGGCCCGCGCCGAGCGCCGCCGCCGAACATGCTGGAAAATACGTCGCCGATGTCTTCAAAGTCGCCGCCAGCTCCGGGACCGCCACCGGGGCCACGCGGATGTCCGTTGCGACGTCGCGCATTGCCGTCAGCGTCGATCTCTCCGCGGTCAAAGCGACGGCGGCGATCAGCGTCGTTCAGGAAGTGGAAGGCCGCCGTAACACGCTTAAAACGTTCCTCAGAATCGGCATCGCCCGGACGTGTATCCGGGTGAAGCTCCTTGGCGAGCGTGCGATATGCCTTTCGAATAACGTCCGGAGACGCTTCACGGGCGATACCGAGCTCGGCGTAAGGGTCGTTCTGCACGGCATATGCCTTCCGCTCGACCACGAAGGCATATGCCGTTACGTCGATTCGCAACAGCCAAAAGAGTCAGTCGCCGGTTAAACGTACACCCAAGCGCGCCGCGGCGTTCCGGGGCCAAACGCGGTCGACAGCTGGGTGACTCGAACATCAAACTGATAGCGAGGCGCATCCATGAACAGCGCGCTTTCTTCGCCAGCGGTCAGAGTTGTGGCCGCCGTCGCCAAATCTCGGCTCAAAACAACGCTCTCACCGTCAAAAAGCTCAAACACATAGGCTTGGCTGTCCTCACCCAACGGGATCTCGGAGCTCGCCCAATCATCGCCACCGATGCGGGATCGGCGCACCCATGAAAAATGGACATCACCACCAATGCGGCGCACGGCGAGGTGCACGGGCGAAAGTGGGCGCAGGTCGCGCCCAGAATAGTCCGCCGTTACCGCCCCAGTTGAGGGATCAGACGGACCGCGCCCACTTGGCGCGAACCGCCACTCAAGTTCGGCGCCCCGCTCATGCGCCTCCAGCGGCGCTGCGACGGACGCGCCATTCAAGGCGACAATCCGCGCCCCAGCCAAAGTCGGCGCGCCTTGCCCTGGCTCCGAGCCCGCCAGACCGCGCAACAGGCCGCGAATTTCATACGTGTCGGGCGCCACAAGCACTGCATCACGGTACTGCACGATCTCCCACTCCCCCGCCGCGCCTTCAATGGCGATGGCGTTGGCTCCATTCAATACGTCGCTCTTCGACGCTGACGACGTGTCCGCGCCCGTCAGTTGGATTTGAACGACGTTGCCATCGTCCCAGCGGCCAACGGGCCCTGGATAGAGGTCCCACAGCAACGCACCGATGGTGGCCGGCCGTATGGCGGTCGCGCGCGCCTTGAGCGCACCGATATCGCCGCCCGCGAAAACCGACACGGCGCCCGGCCAGGGGTCCGCCGTCACGACAACACGCGGCCCACCACGTTGGACCTCTCCCGGCAGCAGCGGAAGATCAAGCACAACACCGTACGGCATCGCCGGAGCGGAAACGATCGGTGTGGCGGTTCCGGCTTCCGGACCGCGCAGCCCCGGCATGGACGCCGCCGACACGGCCCGCACGCGCGCTTCGCGAAACACACCGTCGTCAATACGTTCAACCCGATAGAGACGCAGATCGTCACCGAGCCGCACCAGGTCGCCAGTTTCAATCTCAGAGCGCGACGGTGGCAAGCGAACGATCGCCGCATCCGCACCCGCTTCAACGTCCGCAAGCCAAGCCCGCGCGATAGCTGACGCTTCGTGCTGATCCAAGGTCAGCGGCGCCGCAACCTCAATCACCGGGCGCGACACCGCATCGAGCTGACGCGCCGAAACGGTCGAGGTGCGATAGTCGCGGGTTTCGTCAATGAACCGCATCCGCGCCTCGACCGGCTGGGCGCCGGCATCCTCACGCAAGCGCTCAATCCGTCGCGCCCGATCGTCGAGCACCACAGCGTCCAGGTCGATCGTCTGCGACGTGGCCCGCGCACGCGAAGCAAACCCCAGAACGCCGTCGTGATCGGTTGGTTCAAACCCATAAGCGCGCGCCAGCGGTTCAAGCGCAGCGCGCGCCGCCATGGGGCGATCAATCACATAACCGGCCACGAGCCCGTCAACGTGCGACGCATCGACGGTCTCACCCACCCGTTCCGCAATATCTTCGATCACGGCGGCAAGCGGCGCGAGCCCCACACGCCCATTGAGCCAATGCCCAAGGCTCCAATTGGCCCCATCGGACCAAATTTCGGTGCGCGCGGGGAAATCTGGAAACGGACGCGCATCCCACGTCCACAGATGAATGTTTTCACTCGCGATCATCGGCTCGCCATAGACCGACGAGATGGGATTATTTCCAGACACCGGTCCCCAGTAGTCGAGCAACGCCTCAATGGAACGGCGCTGAATGAGGTCGTCCCTCGCGCCGGTCGACCAATAGGGAAATGCGCTTTCCGAGCTTTTCGGATCGACAAAAACGTTGGGCTGGTTGGAGCCCTTGTCGACAGCCGGACATCCCGCCTCGATGAACCAAATCGGCTTTGACTGCGGCGTCCATGCCGTCGAGGAACCAGCCTCCGCCCCGCCGGGGCGGTCATAGTGCGCCTCGCTCCACCACGACCGCAGGTCTTTGTAGCGAAACACCCACGGCTTACCGAGGCCATCGGTGATGGGCGTGCGCTGTTGCGCAGCGCGATCGGCGGGACTGGCGTAGTACCAATCAAAGCCCTCTCCGCCCTCAATGTTGGCGGCCAGGTATTCCGTGTCATGAATGGATGAGGACACCAGGGCGTCGAGATGGCTTGCGCCCTCACGCCAATCTGACAACGGCGCGTACCAGTCAATGCCAACAAAATCGATGACCGGGTCCGCCCACAGCGGGTCAAGATGAAAGAAGACATCACCAGAGCCATCTTGCGGCTGGTGACCAAAATATTCTGACCAATCGGCGGAATAGGACAGCGCTGGGCCGCCTCCCACGATGGACCGGACGTCCGCCGCGAGCCCCTTCAACGCCGCGACAGCAGGAAAGCTTGTGGCGCTGTCGCGGATCTGCGTCAGCCCACGCAGCTCTGAACCTATGAGAAACGTATCGACGCCTCCCGCCATGGTCGCGAGCCGCGCGTAGTGCAGCACCATGCGGCGGAACGACCACTCAGCCGGGCCTGTATATGAAACCGTCGTTCCGGATGCGGTAAAATGCGACGGCGCACACGCTCCAAAGAAGACCGCAACCTGCGCCGTCGCGGCAGCGGTTTTATCAGGCGAACCATCTTCACCGGGCGCGGGGTGGCAGGTAATGCGCCCCCGCCACGGGAACGCGGCCTGCTCCGCCGCTCCGTAAGGGTCGGCCAACCCCGACCCGGACGGCACATCCATCAGGATAAAGGGATAGAGACCGACGCTCAGTCCGCGCGATTTAATCGCCGCGATGGCTTCCAGCACCGACACGTCAGCCGGCGTGCCGCCGTAGGTCGGGCGCCCGTCAGTGGTCGACACCACATAGGCCGCGCTGCGGTCATCGCCGTTGACCCTCCACTCGTGTGGCTTGGTTATCTTGTCGGTGGTCTCCACGCCGGGGCGAACGGAACATTCGCCACAGCGCAGATCATCGCCAAACCACGAGACCACCAGCATAACGGAGCGACAGTTCGGCAAGCGCGCCTGAAGATCGTCCAACGCGACTTCAATGTTGGGGTGACCGCGAGAATTGAGCAGGTTCTCGGATTGCTCGCGCCCATATCCAAGATCAGCGACAACCGGAGTTGTGGCGTACACAAACTCGCCCGACGCTGGGATCAGAGTGACGCCGCGAACGAGGTCCTCCAACCGGCGCTCGCCCGACTTTAAACGCGGCGCGCGAAACACCTCAAATGACAGCTGCGGAATGCGGTTGCCGAATGCATCAAGCGGCATGTCCTCAAAAACAATGTAGGCGACGCCGCGAAACGCCGGCGGAGCCCCCGCCCCCTCAACCGCCTCAATCAAAGGGTCGCGGTCTTGATCGTCGCTGCCGTGATAGAGCCGATAGGTCACCGCCGAGAGGTCGAGCAAACGTCCATCCGCCCAGACACGGCCAATCCCATCGATCACGCCATCTGCAAGGCCGATCGCAAAACTCGCCGCATAGAGATAGTCGGTTTGCTTCGGCCCGCCGCCCTTGCCGCCACCCGCGCTGGTGGTGACCGAAGACTCCGTGAAACGCGCCGCCCAGATTATCTGACCAGCGATGCGCGATCGGCCGAAGACAATGGGAATGGGCGCACCTTCGGTGGACGAGAGCACGTGAATCGCGGGCGTGCGCGGACCTTCGATGTCGTCAGCGAAGGCGTTGCTGATGGCGCGCGCCGCCACGGCTTGAAGTGCGGCTTGCGCAATGTGGAGAACAAGATTGGCCATCAGTCCATCAGCTCCGGGAAAGAAAATGCGAAGGCGCACCGGCGCCGCCACCACGGCGTCAAACACGTTTCCGTAACCGCGCGCCCCCAGTAGGCATGGATGATACGGTCAGGCGCGGACACGATAGCGGCGTGCTTGGCGGGTGATCCGGCGGCGATCCGGAAAAGAAGAACATCGCCGCGTGTTGCGTCGATAATATTGATTTCGTTCAAGCGGCGTCGAGCGGCGTCGCACAGCAGCTCAGCGCCAGACTGCTCCGCCCACTCTGGCGTATACGGCGGAACATGTTCCGGCTCCTCGCCGTAAAACTCCCGCCAAACACCGCGCACCAAACCCAGGCAATCACAGCCCACGCCCTTCCGGCTGGCTTGATGCCGATACGGCGTGTCGATCCAGGCGCGCGCCGCGCGAACGATAGCCGCACGTGTGCGCACAGGAACCAAGCCCGCACCCTCCTCAAGACGCGCGCTCATGTCTCGCGGTCAATCCACAGCGAGGCGCCATCGTGGCGGTCACCATCGGCCGATCCCGCTTGCAGCCAGTCATCGCCCGGCGTCATGGGAAAGCCGCGAAAGTTCACCGTGTTGGCAAATTTGGCCTGACAGGTTGCCCAGCGCTTGTCGCACCCGGCGTCAACTTCAAACGTGTCGCCAAGCGCGATGGCGCTCGCGGGCGACGTAACAAGCTCAAGCACCGCGTCGGGGCCCGCGTCGCGATGAACGTCGACTTCAGACAGCACCCCGGTATTGGCGCCGGTCAGCCATCGCACCGCTCCGCGGGCGAACCACCCACCCGCGTATTCAGAGAGACCGCTCGCATGAAACGCTTGCGTGTCGATTGTGCTGGTGACTGCGCCGGCGCCCCGAAAAGACGACTGATCAAGGTCTACGCCGCAGCGTGTATCCCCGAGCCGCGCGTCGCAGCGCCTTTGAAACACGCGCCCAATGCCGCGCTCCAGCGCCGCGGCGCGGCCACGCAAATCTGCTTCAAACCCCGCCTCGCCGTAACGGATCTCCCCAATAGACCCGCTCCACATGTGCATGAGCAAGGTCGGGGCGGACCAATCAACGCGAAAGAGATCAACCCGCGCTTGGTCAAAAAGCCCCTTGGCGATATCGGCCTGTGACAGCGAAACGTCGTCCAGCACACCCGCAACCGCCGCAGAGCCCGCAGCGAAGTCCACGCTGGTTTCGCCTTCGCCGGCAGAACGCGCACTGGCGGCCCGGTACAGCACGCCGCCAAACGTGAGATCGCGATCATGGTCAGTGAAGCCCAACGCAACGTCGTCCGCTCGCACAATGCGCCAGCACCAGCACAGCGTCGTGACGCCGGCATCAAGCCGCGCCTGCAACTGAGATGAAATGGTCCGCATCAGTCGAATATTTCGATCACGGGAATACTGGGCACGTCGCCGGAGCCGAACGTATCCAAGCTGATGTCCAACCGGTCGGTGTCAAAGCGCGCAGGCGTGTCGAATTCAAAGCCAGCGGCGAGCGCCGCTCCGTCAGCAGGGGGCGTGAGAAACGTCACGACGCCGGTCAGCGTATTGAACGTAAAATCATCGCCGTGTGTCTGCTCGGCGCTGTTGATCGCGATCCGAACGCTGCCAGTTGTTGGCTTGGAAATCATGCGATCGACGTACTCGCCCCCGCTCGCGTAGCGCTTCACGAGAGAAAACTCTGTAGCCGTCCCATCTCCGACACCGAGCGGTTGATCGTCCGGCGCAATAGCTTGCGACGGCGCACTCGATTTCCAGTCAAGCGGATCGCGCCAGCGAAACCCGTGCAAGCGACCGCGCCGCGCCTCAAAGAAATTGAGCAACACATGCAGATCATCCAGGGAGCGCACACCGACGCCCGCATTCCAGCGGCGACGCGATCCGGCCCACGGGCTGTTGCGCTCCTCACGGCCGTTGGCGAGCGTGACGATTTCGGTGCGCCGCTCTGGGCCACCGACAGCGCCAAGAGCAACCGAGAGCGGGAATTGAATGTCGTGGAAAGCGGTCATGATCAGAGGTTCCTGCGGCCGCGTGCGACGGCGCGCGCAACCATGGTCGCCACTTGCGCCTCAGAACGCCGAACGTCGGCGATGTTCGCGCCAGCGGGGAGATTGATATTGACGGTCACGGCGCCCGCCGAAGGCTGCGCCACCACACCGGCCGAGGTCGGCGTAAAGAGCTCCGGCCCACGTTCACCAACAAGGTAGGCGCCGCCCGGAACAACCGGTCCGCCGTCCGCCCGTTGTCCAAAGAACGGTAGCGACGCCAAAGCCGATGCGATGGTGTCACCAGAGGCCTGCTCAAACACGCGCTCGACCGCGAGTTCGGCGAGTGTCTGCGCAATGGTCTGCGCCAGCGCCTTAAACGACAGCTCACCTGTGCGCGCGGCGTTGGTCAGCGCGCTTTCAATCGAAGCCCCTGCGCGCGAGAACGCGGCCTCGATCGTGGCCGCTGCGTCGCTCGCGGGTCCGTCCGCCAATGCCGCCAAACGTTCACCGGCCCGATCGGCGGCGTCGGCGAAATTATCCGCGACAGTGTTAAACTCGGTCATGGTTTTTTCTCTCATGGGTATCGGCGTCAGGGTGTTGGCGCATCAGCGTTTCAAGGCCAGCGCGCGACAACGCCTCGGAAGCGGGAGCGCCAACGAGCGCGCGCCACTCCACAAGACTGAGCCGCCAGAAGTCCGCTGGCGCCAATCCCAGGCGCGCCGCGACGGACAAGGCGGTCATCCACCGGTTCACGGAGCCCCGTCACCGACCGCAATTTCAAAGGCGCGCGCGATCGCGCTGGCGGCGTCGCTCGGATCAATCCGCGCCATGGCCACATCGGCGTCCGCCATGGGCTCGCCGCCGCCGCGCAACAACGCCGCCAGCACGCCAATCACGTCGCGCGCCACCATGTGTTTAAGACGCGACGCCAACTCATCCGTATCGCCCACATCCAGGACGGCCTCAATCTCAGCCAAAGCCCCGAGGGTCAGGCAAAGACGCCGAGGTGCGCCATCAATGAGAAGCGCCACTTCGCCGCGCGCGCGATTTATACCAGCCATCTCAGCTACGCCGCCGCGAATGTGACTTCGCCGGCCGAGGCCAGCGCAATCGAATAGAGCGCCTCTCCGTCGTGACGCCCGGAATACTCCAGCGCCGCCACCAGGAAGGGCCCCTCCAACACACCAAAGTCGGGCACGACGATTTGCCAAGTGTTCGCGGTCTGCTGAAAGAACGCGGCACGCACGGCGGCGTCCGAGGCAGCGTCCTTGAAAAGGCCCGACCCGGCGACTGACGCCGAACGCACCCCCGCCCCCGGCATCAGCTCACGCCACGCGTTGGGACTGTCGGCGTCAGTCGCGTCCACCGTTCGCGCGTTGAGTGAAATGGTCTTGGCGCGCAACCCGGCGACCGTAGTGAACGCATCCGGGTCGCCACCGTCGCCGAGTTTGAGGAGAAGGTCCTTGCCCTGTTGAGCCGTCATGATGGTCTCGCAATCACGTGGTTTGAGGTTCGGTTACAGCCCGCATGCGGATGACGCCCCGTGTGGTGCGCCCATCGCCCAGGCGAAAAACATCGACGTAAGTGACGCGCAGGCTGACCAGATGGTGCCCGTCCAAGTTCAACGCGCCGCCATCGAGCACGGCGCGCAACGCCGCCGCGGTTTCCTTGGCTTCGCGCCGCCCCCCGTAGAGCGACCACACATGCAGGTGCAGCAGGTGTTCGGTCGTCGGCGTCGCATCTGAGTCGCCAGGTTGGCTCTGCGCCCGCCCGAACGTCACATAAGGGAACGCCGGGTCACTTGGCGGCTCATCGTAAATGCGCGCCGGATCGCCGATCCAGGATTTGACGTCAGCATCACCGGCGAGCGCATCGCGCACCCCGGCCTGCAGCGCCCATTCGGCCCCGCTCATCGGCGTTCCTCCTCAGCGTCAAGTGTGAGCCAGCGCTTGGCGCCGTCCTGATCAACGACGCCCCGAATGCGCAGAACCCGGCCGTCCAAAATGGCGCGCCATCCAGTGCGCACATCGGCGCGCCAGCGGATACGGATGGCGTGGCGCACACGCGACGCCACATCATCTGTCGCAGTATTTTCTCCCGCTGCAGCGGCCGTCACAGACGCCCATACGGTTGCGATCGGCGTCCAAGTGATCGCGGCGCCACCACCGCCATCGTCAGTGCGGTCGGGACGCTCCAGCGTCACCCGGCGCGACAGCTCGCCAATCACAGGCGCACCCGCACGAAAGGCGCGAGCAGTCCTTGCACGGCCAGCGGAGGCTCGGCCTCATCGCCGCCATCGGATGCGCCGCGATGTTCGTAAGCGTCGGCTACCAGCAGTAGGATGGCCTCGCGCAAAGCGTAGGGAACCGTGTCTCCGTCTGCGCCATAGCCAGCGTCGTACTCAATCTCGACACCGGACGAGCAACGCCCCGGCGTTGGCCAAAGCGCGCCGCCGCGCAGCGCGAGGCGGGCGGGAATAGAAGCTGTGTCCGCAAAATAGTTGGCCGCATCGAACGTCTCGGCGACATCATCGGCGCCGTAGGTTTTGACATGGTGCACGGCGCTGACAGGTGCGAGGCCCAAACGAAACTGGCTGCCATGCGCCGCCAATCGTCCGCCATCGCGCCAACCATCACGCAGCTCACGCACCCGGCGCGTGATCAGTGCCCGGCCAGTTATAGCTTCAACACGCTCTCGCCCCGCCGACACCAGCGTAGTGATGAGCGCATCCTCATCGTCATGCTCAACGCGCAAACGCGCCTTGGCCTCAGCGAGCGAGACCGGCTCGGTTGCGGGCGGCGTAACCGTTTCAATTGACATGTTGGCTCCTCAGAAAACGGCGAAGGGCCGCACCCTGATCGCTCAAGGAACGGCCCTTCGCCGGGCTGGCGTAGTTGCACGTGCTAGCTGGCGGCAAACTTCATCAGCTTGATGGCGTCGAAGTCCTGCACGCCGCCGCCCACACGCTTGGTGGTATAGAAGAGGACGTGCGGCTTGGCGGAATAGGGGTCGCGCAGGACACGGATACCGGCGCGATCGACAACCAGGTAGCCCTTGCGGAAGTCGCCAAAGGCGATGGCGAAGGCGTCCGAGGCGATGTCGGGCATGTCTTCCGCTTCGGTCACCGCGTATCCGAGCAGCGATGCGGGCTCACCGGCCTGATGCGAGGGTTGCCAGATGTAGTTCCCGTCCGCGTCCTTGAACTTGCGCACCGCCATGACCGTCGCCTTGTTCATGACAAAGCGGCCATTGGCGCGGTAGCCGGCCTTGGGCGCATAGATGAGATTGATCAGCGCGTCGGTGGGATCGGTTGACGGAAAGGCTCCGTCCGACCCGGTGGCGACATAACCAATTTCGCCCCATGAGACGCTGGCCTCGGCGACCTTGGTGTAGTTGAGGAACCCGGTTGGCTTGTTCGTGCCGTTCCCGGTGACGAAGGCCGTTCCTTCCTGCGTCGCGAACACGTCCTCAATTTCGTCGGCCAGCCATTCGTCCAAGTTGACGAAGCTGTCATCAAGCAGCGTCTGCGTCGCTGCCGGCATGGCGTAGAGTTCGGCTGTCGGAAAATCGAGCAGGTCGAGCGTCGACGCGTCGGTCTGGCTGCGCGTCGCAGTTTCGGCCACCCAACCGCCCGCCGCGTCACCCAGACTCACGGGCTTTCTAAAACTCGTCGAGCCGATTTGGCGCACCGTCGCGATGGCGCGAATGGGGCTGGCTTGCGAGAGACGCTGCTCAATCAGCTGTTCGGTTTCTTCGGGAACAATGTAACCGCCCTCCGCGCCCGTAGCCGTCGAGAGGTCCTTTTGTTCGAGCAACGCTGAGGCGTCGCCTTTGCGCAAGTATGCATCGAACGCCGCCTTGCGCTCGTCGAACGCGCGCAGTGTCCGGCCGCCAAGTTCGGGACGCGACGCGCCGATCACCATGCGGTCAAGCGACGCTTTTTGCTCGGTCAGAGCCCGGTCGATGCGATCCACCTTTTCGGTGGTCACCACATCGGCCTGCTTGCGTTCAACTTCGTCGAGCCGGCGGTCATTGGTTTCCTTAAACACCTCAAAGGCGCCCAGGAATTCGCTCAGCGCCGCGCGCACTTCGGCTGTCGGCGCCGCCATTTTGGTTTCTTTCTTCACCTTGTTCTCTTTCCTTACGCCCTCATCAGGGCCTCATCAGGCTCGCCCACCACCTCGGGGGCGATGACCCGCAGCCGCGCCTGCGGCAGCATCGGGAAGGTCACGATCGAGACTTCCCAAAGTTCAATGTCGATGAGCTCGCGCACGCCGTCAGCGCGCTTAGAGGCGCGGCGCGCGCGAAAGCCGATGGACAATCCGTCGACGGCCCGAGATCGGAAGAGCAC